CTCTTTTTCCTCTGATAGTTGATGCGTCGGATGTACTTTTGCACATTCTTGATTGCTGCATCCACATCCCCGTCCGGTGGGAGATGCTCGTCATCATAGGTCAATGTCATCCAAATATCACGGTCGCTGAAATTCTCATTGATTAGCCTCTCAACATATTTCCGTGCATTCTTATCATTCAGATTCTTTTGAGCCTTGTTGTTGTCTTTCTTGATTGTCCTCCCCTCCGGAGGTACTTCATCCATGCTCCGGAACTGCGGATATATCTCAATTTCAAACTGGTCTCCTGCTGTTATCTCTTTTAAGGCATATATAACTTTCTTTCGATGTTGAAACAGGTTCTCAATGAACCATTCATGCATGTCCTCCATCGCTTTGTTATATGCTGCCTCATAATCATACGGGATATATTGCATCCCTCTTTTTCTTGCCATCTGACACAATCCTCCTGTTATGTTTTCGTAGACTTGTTATTATCTATTACAAGGACGATAAAAGTTCCGAAAACCCTTGATTTTATAGACCTTTTCGGTCTCTTTTCAAGTTGCTTTTTTGTGTCAGATTTGCTATAATATTTCTAGTGAATTTCAAGTCTGACACGACTTGCACCGGACATCTGCTCGCAACGGATGTCCTTTTTCTTTACTCAAAATCATAGTCGAATATTCTCTCGTCTCCGGAGAGAACAATGTCTCCGTGTTTTATGTATGCCTTGCATTTGAAAAATGTCTCTGAATGGTCGTGTGATTCCTCAACCTCCTTTTCATCAAGTTCCAACTCAATGACGCTCATTTGTCTCATTCCTCTAATCACAAGAAACTTGCAAGCGTCAATCGGGTCTTTGCACATATAGACAACGCCATCCCACGACTTTTTGAGAACGCCCTCTGCGTATATCTTCATCATTGTTTCTTTTGGTGCTGCATGATAAAATCTCATTTTCTCACTCCTTTGCTGTTGTCTTTTATACGGTCGCAACCGCAAGTTCTCTTTTCTTGTCGCATCTTCCTCCTCTGCTCTTATCACAAGGACGACCACTGCAATGGTTGTCCTTTTTCTTTGCTCTCACGCTCCTGCTATGTACTGCCCCGCCGTTATGACGGGGCGTTTTCATTAAACGGCTGCAACCGCCTCTTTCTGTTCCCATCTGCGACGCTCCTCTGCTTTTCCTGCTGCCTTACCCTCGGCATACGCAGACATCACCATAATGGTCATTGACTTTCCCTCAAGGTCGTCGATATTCATGAATTTTTCTGCCATGCTCTCAATCACTGCCTTTTTCTCGTTTCTCGTCATTTTTCAACACCTCCTCGGATTCGCTCAATCTCTTTTTCTATGTTCTTTCCGGAATAATCTGCAAGCAGTTTTTCCGAAATGTGATACGTCCAAATTGAGGACATCTGCACCGCCGTTCCAATCGGGAGTTTTCCCTGTTGCATTGCTACCCTCACGAATTGCGGTGACACATTGAGGATTGCTGCTGCCTCTGTCGGCAATATTCGTCCTATATTCATCTTGTTTCCTCCTGTTGATGGTTCTCTCGGTCTTTTCATCCCGTCCACCTCTTTTCCGGCAATGTACACCGTGTTTTGATTTTTCACCTTAAAAAATCAAGAAAAACCTGTTGACCATCCACGCACTTTGTAGCAGGTGCGACCGCTGCCATGTTTCCCACGGTATCGCTGCCCGATGCCTTTCGGCTTGCCATCGTCAGAGTGTCGGTTGCCGTCCGGACACTGACGGGGCGACTGCTGCCCCGTTTCGGCTTTTATTCGTTCACTATGTTCTGTATTCCTGCCATTGCCAACGCAAGAGTTGTCTTTCCTCCGTTTGCCTCTTTTCCTCTCCTCATTAACGCACTATGTATTTCAGATGGGAGATTCTTTGTTCCTGTCAAAACTGCGATGCATTCGTCATATTCGAGAATTTCTATCAACTCAAGAGCCTCTTTTACTGTGTTTAATTTGTCTATTGATTTGTTTACTAAGTCCTGTCGTGTCATTGTTTTGTACCTCCTGTTTTCTTTGCTCTGCAATCATAATACTTTACTGTGCAAAGATTGTCAACTCTTTTTTATTATTTTTCTTTACTCTGCAAAGTTTTTGTGTTATATTCGTCTCACAGGAGGTGAATAACTCATGAATGAAAGATTGAAATTATTGAGAAAAACTTTGAAATTGTCTCAAGATGCTTTCGCAGAACGAATCGGAATGAAAGGGAGTTCTATTTCTCTATTAGAGAGTGGCGGTCGTAATATCACCGAACAGGTTATCAAATCAATCTGCCGTGAATTTAATGTTGATTATATATGGTTGACTACTGGTGACGGTGAGATGTTCGTTGATACTGACGATGATTTCATCGAAAGAATTGACCGCATCATGGTAGGTGAGGACGATGCCCGCAAGA